AGAGCTACTTTTAAACTGTTTGTATCTAAATCGTGAACACCGCCAAGTAGCTCTTGCTTAAACGTGTTACACATTGCTGTAGTAATAGCCATTGAAGGTATCCTTTATAAACAAAGCACAAAGGGGCCAGCACATAGGCCAGCCCCTAAGTATAACATTAATTAAGCAGCGTTGTATGCTGCAGTGACCAACGCTTGTGGGCGAAGAATTTTGCGACCGTAAAGGTGCATTCCGCGCACGATGTCAGCGAATGAATCTGGATCACGATAGTTTTCCACGTTGTTGATCTGCTCAGCAGAAGCAACAGCATCATCCTGACCACCCAAGATAACACCAAAGTTGGCGTCTTGAGCCAAAGCACCAGAAGTGCCAGCGCCAGTACCCTTAGCAGGTAGAGAGTTTGAAACATATACACGGAAGCCGTGCAAGTTGTTCAAGACAAGACCATTTTGCAAGCCAGCACCACCGAAATCGGCGTTCAACATGCGACTGTCTTCGTCTTTGAGCATCTCTACAAACACCGGGTCAACAACGATCCATCTCCCTCGTGCCTCAACGTTAGCTGTGTCCATCTGACGAGCCATACGTGCAATAACTGTCAAAGGTGAGACAGTTGCAGATGACAGTGCAGTTGCACCTGGCAAACGTGGAGCTAATGGAATTGAGTCACCAGTTGCGTAGGCTGTTGAAGCTGAGTCAGCAGATCCTAATGAACCAAAGTCAGTAGCGTCCAAGTGATTCACTTTCAAGAATTCACCGTCAAGCTGGCCTGCTGTTGGGTGCTGTGCATCACCAGAAGTAGATGTAATCAGCGCACCTGCAGAAGTGAAACCAGACATGTATGACAGTACGTCTGCATCCATTGTGTCAGCCATTTTAAATGCTGCACGATCAGATGCCAAGCGAACAAAGTCTACATTGGCGAATTGCTCTTCAATGTCATCCATCTTGAAGGCAAAGTAGTTTGCTTTGTCAATGGTTAATGAAAAGTCTGAATCATCAAGTTTCTCAACAGAGATGCTTGTATGACGTTGTAGAGCGTTGACGGTTACGTCTGGCTCTTTTTGAATGCGAACAGTGTCGCCTTGGTTTGCAATCTCACCAAAATATGAGTTGTTGGTAATTGCGTTAGTGACAGCAGAGCGCCGTAGAGCAATCTGTGCCTGTTTTGAGTAGATAATCGGAGAGAAGTTTCCGTTAAATCCACCTGATGCGGATGTAATAGCCATAATGGTTTCCTTTCAATGATATGGCGTTTATAGTAACACTATACCCACTTGAAAGAGGCCTTCTGTACTAGGGTAGTCAGCTTTGCTTTAGAGATGCCTCTCTGTAAGCACTGGGCCTATACATCAGGGTGAGTCTTATATTTGTGGCGATTGTGCTTTTAATAAAGCATACACACACTTTAATATATGTGTATATGCTATAGTTTTATCTATGATAATGTTAATGTCAACTACTTCTTTGACATATCATAAATAAATTTACCAGAGCGCTGAGCATCTAAGATCTCATCCATGCGCTTCTCGTATTCTTTAATAGACATTTTAGCTACCATAGACTCACTAATGTAATTAGATGAATCGTCTGGATTAGGTGTAGATACCTTCTTAGCTTTTACAGAAGAAGCAGCATTCTTATCGCTGCTAGACTGCTTCATTGTCTTGATGCCTTTATCTATTTTGTATAAGTCTAATACGCGAGCTACAGATTTAGCATCGTCTGTATTCTCATATAAAGCATCTTGTACCCACTTAGGTTGTTCTTCTGCCCAACTATGGAATACATCATCTTCGCGGATCTGTGCAAAGTCAGGGTGTATATTAAGTAGCTCTACCTCTGCCTTTTCTTTCTTGGCTTGTGTACGCATACCTTCTATCTCTTGTAGTCGCGTATCTAGGTCAGAGGCTCGTTCATTAGCTTTCTTATCTGCAATAGCTTCAATGATGCCAGCTACGTCAGGGTATTTCTTAGTCCAAGCATCAATCTCTTCTTCTGACTTAGGTAGTACAAGCTCATTCTTAGCAGCTAAGTCTAGTTGACCTTTTAGTTTCTCTAACTCCGCTTTATACTCTGCATCTTTCTCTTGCATGTACTTACGAATATCAGAGTATCGCTTCTTAAAGCTTTTCTCTTCTGCACTTAGATCGGCGTCATCTGTTTCGGATGCTTTTGCTTTCTCTGGGGCTTCTTCTTGTTTGGTATCACTTGTTGGTGATACTGTGGCTTCGACAGGCTCTGAGCTACTGGGTTCCTCTTGAGTAGCTTCTTCTGTTGAGGCTTCTTGCTCTTCATCGTCCTGTTTTATACCAGCATCTTTTAAAAGCTGAGCTAACTCCTGTTCATCTCTTTGTACGCGAGACATATTACGCATATGTGATGCAGATTCAACTGCAATAGTTTGGGCTTCCGACATTTCTTACTCCTTTATGTTGGGGCCAGCCTAAGCTGGGTAGCCTTATAGTTATTTATTGTCGTTTAGTTATTACTTCTTTTTCTTCTTCATTAAACCGCCTTTGTTAAGGGCACCAAATGCAGCACTCTCTCTATCTTTTTGGGCCTGTGTAACTCCTGCACTCGTTGATTTTTTAAATGATTTAGTACTTGCATCTGCGACTCTTTTCTCTTCTTTTTGAAAAGATGAGTCTTTTGCTCTAGCCGCCGCTCTTTCTGCTGCAGAAGGGCCATCATCTCTATCTCTAGAGGGTTTAGATGCAGGTTTAGTAATATCAGCTTTAGTAACAGCGCCTACATGATTACCTAAATTTGTATTAGACTTTGTACCTGTACCACCTGAACGCCTTGCACCATCCCAGCTATCTGACTGAGTTGGTCCTTGAACACCAGAACCACCTACGTCAAAGCCAAGCAAGTCGCCCAACCAAGTATCACCAAAGTCTATTTTACCGTTACCGTCTACATCTTGAAGAATACCGCCGCCGCCAAGTAGACCACCACCACCTGTAATACCAGAACCTTTTTCTTTACCCCTACTGGTCACTCCATCAAATAAGGTTTGTATCTTAGCTCTATCTGCATCTGTTTTTGCAGATTTGTAACGCTCTGCTAATTCTCTTGCTACTGCAAAACCTGTAGCACGTTTACCAATAGATGCTATAAGGCCTACAGGACCAGCAAAAGCACCTAGACCTGAAACTGCTTTAGTTACTTTAGGATCGCCTAATTTCTCTGCTAAATCAAATAGGTCTTCATTTTTGTAGTCTTTAAAAGTATTTTGAGCAGATTTTACTTTTTCTTCTTCGTTTCTAAATGAGTTACTTTCTCTAGAAGGGTTTACTGAAGAAGACTCACCAGTATCTGGCTGTTCTACTGTAACCTCTGGGGTAGGATTATAACTTTCTGATGTAACATACCCTTGATCAATTAGTAGCTTTGCTGAAGAATCAGGTTGCCCATTAACAAAACGCAGTGTAGCCACAGCACCTGTAGCAGGGTCACGATATTCTTTATATTCTATGTTATCTCCTGTAAAGTAAGACTCAAAAACAGAAGATACATCTGGTATTTCAGTGGGTGCAGGTGCGTCAAATCCACCCTCATTGTAACCCCTCAAGTAACCGCCATCCTTCATATTTACCATAGGCTGATCTTCTGCGACTGTCTGTAACTCAGATATGTCAAACGGGAAGTCTTCATCCTCTGGATCAACCATCTCCATTCCATCTGGGGGTATTGGCTCTCCACCGATACGACCATTGGCTTCCATGTCAGCAAAACCCTGTTTAGCTTGTGTACGGAGATCCTCAAAGAATTTAACACCATAGAAGCGTACAACGTCAGCCGGTACAACATACTCGCCTTCACTTAACTGTGCAGGAATATCATCACGTACCTCTTCGGGTAGTGAACCTGTAGGTATTTCATTACCTGATACAGGGTCTACCTCTTCTACAGAGCCACCCAGCGCAAAGGCCATTCTAGTTTGTTCATCCATAGCCATTCCACCTTCGTTAAAATTTGCTTTAACGCCTGTGACTTTATTCTCAAACTCAAATTGAGGATCGTCAGGCGTTGTCTTTTTTGCTTTTTTAGCAAATACTAATGGGCCTACTTGCATTACCTGCTCAGCAGAAACAACAGGCATACCATCAGCTTTATCATAGAAGTACGAAGCTCTATAAGGATTCATACCTACCTGTACCCACTCAGGATCATCAAACAGAGTCTCTACTGTCTTATAAACCTCTTCTGGGTCCATATTCTGCCACTCACCTTGCATTCTAGCAATAGTAGTTTTTGCTGAACCTGTAGCAATCTTTGAAGCTGCTAATGGGTTAGAGGTGAAATTTACATTATTAAGAACAGCAGACTGACCATAACCTACGGTTTTACCATCTTTTACAGAACCATCGTGTAGTGATACAACCCAAGTATCTGAATTATTATAAGCAGGTATATCTAGTCTAGAAGAAATAAGTGTACCATCTTCAATAGATTTATTTAC